GTCCTACTACGTGTACAATACCATTTTTAGGATTGCCTAATCCCCAATGAGAAATACCATATTTAGCACTATTATCTTCTAAAGCTTTTAACTGATTAGCAGAATCTTGTAGTGCCTGCTGCTGAGTTGTCAGCTGCGTTTTTGTATCTGTAATCTGAGTGCTTAAATCAGATAACTTACTATTGTTTTCATTAAACGTAGATAACTGTGTGTCGTACGTTGGCTTTAAGGCATTAAACGCATTTGCTGCGTTAGTCATGCCAGCCGAATCATTATTGGCTTTAGCAGTATTGTAATCGCTTACATACTGCTGTAGCTTGTTGTATGTATCTTGTGCGTCTTGTTGTTGCTGTTGGACTTGTGGTAGCAAGTCTTGAGCTTGCTGAACAAGATCAGGTACTTTAGTTTGTGCGTCTTGGTATGTCTTATTAAAGTCTGCTTGTGCTTGGTTAAACGAATCATACGCAGAACCAAGAGAAGACTTAATAGAACCGTATACCGCAGAGTTAGCAATAGCAGCTGGAATATTGCCACCAGTTAAAGCAGCGCTAGCTGTTGCGCCGGCAACGTTTCCAATTACTTTAGCCGCAGCTTGGTTTAAATCTGCAATTTGACCACTACTAAATGCAGTTGTTAACGCACCTGTTACAGCGCCACTCAGTGCACCAGTTAGTGGATCTTTACCTTGCAATACAGCAGTTACTGCACCACCAATACTTTGACCAGCTGCGCTGGTAATCATCTTGACAGTGGCTGGATCCATGCCATCTGTTACAGACTTAATTAAATCTGAACCACTAAGACCTGCAGCAGCGCCAGCGGACAAGCCAGCAATAATACCAGAGGTAGCAATCTGACTTACGTTACCACCGTTAAGGGCAGTAGCAGCAGCGTTACCAACAGCAGCGTTAACACCAGCGGATACTGCGGAAGCCATAGCTCCTTCTGCACCAACAAACTCTGCAGCAGCGGCGCCAATACCCAGACCACCAGATGCAACAGTTAATGCAACTGCAGCAATAATAGGCAGTGGGTTTTTGCCGATATTCTCAACAGCATGGCCAACACCTTGGCCAATCTGTTCATAAATACTACCAGGCTTAAACGGATTTAAATTACCACCGCTCATAGATCTACTCTAATTTTGTGATCCTTTTGGCCGTTTTCTACAACTGGAGTTATTCTAAATTTCAAACCTGCGCGCTTCATTAATTTCTCAATAGCTAAACCAGATGATGGTAAAGTTACTAGATGAAACCCACCAGTTTTCATAGCAAGCGCTAAGTGTCTTAATGACTTAACAAATGTTGGTGCATTGTCTGCTGTGTATATAACAGCATCAGCCACACCATTTCCTAAGTTATCAATAATAAGCAATGTGTTGTTAGCTCGTACAATTCTATGGTTTGGCAACTGAGTCATTTTTAACAATGCGGCATATACATTGTCTGGGTTCAAATCCAAGTTAAACTTCTTGATATCTTCTTTAATGATATCGTATGGCTCCATCTCATTTTTAGAGACGTGCGAAAGCCCACCCTCGGGTGCGCTATTTTCAACGGGTTGTGTTTCTGCCATTCAAAACCCTCTTATGTTCTACATATACTAATGCAAAAATTAGTATTTTTTCGCCCTAAATCAAAGACTTGGGCCGTTAATTATTTCCGTAAATTCCTTAGCCCAGTCCTGCCAGTTTTCATAGGTTGCTGGGCTTGGTATTGGATATACACCAAACGCTTCTGAATTTACTAGGTTCATAGCGGCATCCCTCCAGTTGTTTTCTGGGGTGAACATAATGTTCTTTTGGCCGTAGTAAATAGCCAAGTTGCCGTTCCAGTCTTCCCAACTCATGTAGTCTGGAAGACATGGAAAAAACGGCTGGAATCTAGGGGCGCTCATCGCCAAACTCGGCTGTAATTAAGTTACGACCCATCTCGTAGTTGCCGTCAATTTGGTTAGACACAAACTGCAAACGAATTAAACGATGCTCAACACGCAGGTCAATCTTACCAGTATCTTGGGTAAAGTAATATGGACCAGAGTTTTCTTCACTCTGACCACCAGCAAACTTACGACCTAAAATGGTTAATTCCATGGTGCCAGATTGCAAAAAGTTTGGCTCAATACGACGCAGGTGCATACGGCGGTTTACACCGACCAAATTATCACCAGATGGAGAACCAGTAAGCCAGCTAATATCGCTGGTTGTAATGCTAGAGTATACCGCCTCTTCACCAGATAGCGTAACCATATTGACACCATACTCATGCTGCCAGATTGAGAATCCGCCAGTTACGCTGTATACATGGGTGCCTGCCACTGCGGGTGGGGAGATGTTACTGCTTAATGTAACACGTGTAACACCAGGTGGTTTTACCACAGTATTAAAAATATTAACACTGCCAGTTACTCGGTAAACTACATCAGCTGGATCGGTTGAGAATGATACATAATCACCAGGACTAAACAACTGAGTCTGGTTGCCAGTCAAGTAAAACTGATTAGCTGCGGGTGCAGGCAAACTAGCTGGGTGGTTGATTACATACTGTGGTTGTGAGTATAGCGGATTGTAGTTCCAATCAGCCCAGATAGGAGTTGGGAACAACTCTGTGGTATAACCACAAGAGCGTTGTGCGCCTATTGCTGAACCAGCATCGTACCATAGCTTATCTTTAACGTTGTAGATAATTGCATCAGTACATTCTGTTGCTGTTCCGCGTGGATAAAAGAACCAAATCTCGTTGTATCTAGGGATTTTTGTGGCCCAAACTTTTTGGCGGTATTCATAGTTGATGTTGTTGAATAGCCAGTTTACGTTCTTATCGTTGGGTAATACTTGCACGGAACCGTTATAGAGATAGAAACGGTCGACGCCCATCCAGAAAAAGATACCATCCATCTCCACAACTGCGTTGGAAGACATGATAGAGATTTGGCTGGAAACAATGTCGTATGTCCAGTAAAACTGTGTTGCCTGAGAGTTAAAGGAAACACGAATGAGTGAGTCAGTAGCCCAGAATAAACCAGATGGTGAGGCTGTACCACCACGCATTGGCATACCTTTTACAATCTTGGATGATGCCACGTTAACTTGGTTAGCTAAGGGACCGTTCCAATCAAAAAAGTTTTGATTTGTATAGGTGCTGCTTACGTTGTTGTTAGCAATAAAGCCATGTGATCCATACACAAAGATAAATGGATACAGAACACAAACACCGCCGTCTACGCTAATTGGCTTGTAGGTTGGGTTCTGGCCTTCACTATCACATAGACCTGTAAAATAGTAGTCGTTGTCATTGTCAGGTAAAACATTACCAGCCAACACTTGGGATGTGACACCGCTATCAATATTAACCAGGTTTAAACCAGGGTGCGCAAAACATGCCAAGTTGCCACCTTGTGGGCTAAACTGAGCATCAAACTGCCAATCGTTACGATAAGGACCTTCGAGCGGGTCTGGTGTAAAGATTGAATCATTTAACCAGATTTTGCTAATAGTACCAGCCGGTGCAGCCGGAGTAAAAGTAATGGTTGTTGTGTTTGTAGTTCCGCCAGTGTAAACTGATGTGCTAATAGTATAAACAGTTGGTGTACCAATCTGGCTTAGAATAAACTTGACGCCAGGGCCAAAGGTGGTGCTTGCGTTACCTGGAACAACTACTTGTGTTGTGGTGTTTGAATTAACATTGGCAAACACAGAACCTGGCAGCATGTTGACAGTAAACGGACCACTACCAGCACCGTATGTTGTACCGGTGGTAAACACGTCTAAAGTCTCTGCGGTACCAGCAAAAATGTAGTTGACGCCGTTGTATGGAATGCTGATCATTCCACGGTAGATACCGTTAAACGCTGTGAACAGCGTCTTGTATCCACCCATCTTTTTGGGATCACCACGCTGGAAACGGCACCATACACCATCGGTGTATTGGTCGTTTTGGAATATTGTACCGTCGCGTTTAATCCCAGCCGGTATTGCTAGACTGTAGATTGATGTATATTGTGAAGAGTCTTGTTGCTGTGTATCAGCAGGCATTTAGAACGATCCACCACTAATCAGTTGAGCTTTAAGTGTTGCGTTGACTGTCACCAAAGGTGCAGATGGATTGGAGTTGTTAATATCTACAATCTCAGTTCCGTTGGCAGACAAACCCAGCACGCTAGTACCAACAAGGTACATACCAGTATGGGTATCATTGTTAAATGAATACGATGGTAATGATGCTGTACCATTGGCAGCATAGAAAATACCAGTTGTACCCTGTGTTAAGGTGTACAAGTTGGTACCATCGCTAAGCACAACCACTACGGCACCAGCTGCCAAAACCAAAGGAGGATTGGAGCTACCAGCAACCACAAAGTTAATGTTATAACCAGTTTGATTGGTGTCGTTTACCAAGATGTAAATCTGGGTAATAGATGGCAATGTAACAGTTAGTGTTGTAGTACGGGTACCAGTCTGCGCAATATATGTTTGAATAATTGGCGCATAAGATGTTAGGTTTAACGTAGAGCCAGGGATGTTATCTACGTCATAGGTTGCAGCAGTAAACGTTACGTTTGATGGTGCTGTCAATCCAACAGTAATATAGTTACCGCTGTTAGCATCGTAAACAATATAGCCAGAGTCACCTGGGTTAGCAGTGATAGAGGCTTGACCATTAATTGTAGATGGTGAGATAGGTGTGAGTGCCAATGCACCACTGCCGTTATTTCTAAAACCAATGTACCAACCAGCGGATAAAAACGCTACGTTAGGTAAAGCAAATGTACCGTTACCAGAACCCCAGTTATAAATAATAGCGCGACTGCCATCATTTAAAGTTGGTGCTGAAGTAATATCAACAACGGTTTGTGTTGTTGCTAATTGACCAGATACAGTTGTTAAACCAGAACCTTGGAGTGCTGCAGCGTCAGCGTATGATGTGCCAGCGCCAAACTCTAGACTTGCCCAAGTACCACCAACAGTAGTATTGTTAGTAAGGTAGATGTAGCGAGATTTACCCACAGCAACAGTGACGGACTCGTTACCGGCTGCGTCTTTAACCACAAACGGAAACGCTCCCAGATTGCGGATAAGGATGTCTGATCCAACAGCACCCTGAGTCGCATCAGGTAAAAAGACACTAAGACCGCTAGTACTAGCAACAGCATCGATAATACGAGCGGCTGGATCCTGTGTAGGATTGACAATAGTAGGCCAGTAGAGCTGAGTGTCGGAACTAAATGAGAGAGCATAATATGATACGTCCGTTGGTTGAATGACGTTACCAGTAAATGGCGAGACAAATGTAGACATAGATTATGGTTCCTGGACCGTAGTATTTCTATCGACACGACGTGAGTCGTCTTCTTTCTTCAGAGCAGCCAGACAATCAGTGTAGTATTGTTTCCACACAGGCAGCTTGTCTAAGGCTTTTAAGTAGCCCTGAGCTTGCAACAATGTGCCAAACAACATGGCCTGAGGAGCTTCTCTAGTAAATAGATTTTGTTGATTTTGGGAATCCAATGGCTGGATTTCGCTGTAGTAAATGATTTCAACTGGTGTATCTGCCGCTGGAGCAGGAGCAAAATTCCAGTTATTGTAGTCGTATTCAGCATAGTATTTAACTACGTCTGGGGTAGACTCAGCTAAATACTGAGCTACGTAATCTTGGGAACGTAACAAGATTGGCTTACCATTAGCCTTCATAGAGATTGTTTTTCTCCAACGTGCTGGCTTGGCAAGGATAGTTTCGTTTTGCAACAAAGTGGTTTCCACTACAGTAAGTTGCAAGTAAGTTTTAAGTTCTGCAGCAATAGCAGACTCAGCCAAACCAATCAGGCTTGGAATCTGGGCAACAAACTGAGCGTCGTTACGCTCCATGTAGTTGATAACGTCAGCTACAAGATTGTCATAGGTCATTACGTATGCGTTGGTCATCTTGTGTAGTAGCTAATATTAGGTTGGAAATAGATAGGTGACTTATCACGCTCTTCATTGTTAGCTTGCATGAAGTACTTCTCAGCCAAGCCTTCCAAATACTGGATACGATTGGCGTCTACTCCAGGGATCTGCATAGATAAACGATGTGACAGTGTTGCTTGGACTGAGTTAATCCAACGGTCCGGTACGTAGATCTGATTGGTAAGAGACCCAACATCTTCCATTTGTTTTTCCACAACTAGCTGGAACATCTGAAAATCGTTGTTTGGCACAGGCCACAGATACATTGAAGGCTCAATGGTGCGGTCGTACCAATACTGTAATGAACGAACAGAAGGGAACTGTTTGTTTGGTAGATTCCAGTAGTCATCACGGTTTAGGCGAGCTAAAGGAATAACTTGCTGTGATGTGGAGAATACAATTTGGCGCACAGAGAATGTGTGCGCTGTATCAGTATTACGCAGACGGTAGTACAAATGGTTTGGAGTAATGGCGATGTTAAAATACACCCACTCACGGTCTGCTAATGTAGTCGTTGGGAATGTTTGAACCGTAGTCCAAGTAATGTTATCATCACTTACCTCATACGCTAAATTGTATGTGGTAGTTTGGTTGGGTGCAGCATAACCATTCCAACCAACGTAGAACACTGGCTGAGCTTGAGCATACTGCAAACCAAGATAGTTCTTGGCTAATGTTGATGTTGCTACAGTATTGAGGTTTTGGTCAAACGCAACAGGGGATGTTGGGTTATCAGTTGGGTAATATTCAGCGGCCTGGGAGTTGATAATATAAACCCAGTTAGCTTCTCTAACATCAATAGTAGTCTTTGGAAGATAAAGTTGCTGCTGGGCTGTTACAGCACCATAGAGTTGGTTCTCTAACAGCCACAAGTTAACACCAAGATTTGATAGGTTTTGTAGATTGTAGAAAAGCGCCTGCTTACCTGCCTCGACAAGTTCAGGCGTCATTTCCTCGGCAGCTTTGCCGGAATCACGAAACGCATAAGAAATTAGCTGGTCGACATTGATCGTTGTCTGACCAGTGGTGTTGGAATACGCCAAGATTATCTCCCGCGGCCGCTAGCGCGCTTAGGTACTTTGTTAGGTAGTTTAGATGTTGCTGGGCCGGCTTTGACAAACTCTTTGCCTACCTTTTTAGGGATACCTAGAGTTGACTTACCGGCTGCAGCTGCATACATTGCGCTCTGTTGAGCTTTAGATTTGTATGGCATGCTTAGCACTCTTTCTTAATTTTGCCGCCTTTTTTAGCACCAATTAGGGATGCTTGGTTAAAGTCGCTTAAGAATTTCTTAACACCAGGTTTTTGTAACATTCTACCAATCATACCAGGTTTTGGAGCAGCACGACGGCGAGCAGCCATGTTAGCACCACTACCAGGGATAGTCTTGTTAAACGCTTGTTGTGCTGGGGTTACAACACCAGAAGCGCTTTCGTCATCAATACCAGTAGCCATAGGATTACCAACATCACGGTTGTCTAGTGTTGGGTTGGCGTTAGGTGTGTAGGAACCAGCTGCTGCAGTTGGGTTACCTTGTGCATCAGTTAAACCCATACGGTATTTAACAATCGGATCATCACCAGAGTAACCACCATCAGCCATCTTCTTAACAGACTTACCGCCGCACAGTTTTTGTGCTTTGATTTCTTTTACTTTACGGATGTTGTCTTTGTCGCCAGAAGCCTTCTTAGCTTCGTAAACGTTAGTTACAGCACCGCCAGTTTTGTATTTGTTTACGCCACCCTTAGCACCAGATGGTGCTGCAGCTGCTTTACCAGATTCTTTGCTTTTAATATATGGGTCTTTGTGACCAGATGCGCCAGTGGTTTTAGCACCAACATCTTTACC